TTAAAATTGAAAATAAATAAAAGGTCTTGACCCTGCTGAATAAGTTTGATAACAAATTACAGCAACCACTACTCCTACAAGTAATTTAAGCGCTAATGAACTTTTACTATATGTATATTGTACCTTATCTTTTAATGATTGTGGCAACCAGTGAATAATATAACCTAATGCCATTACAACAAAAACCTCTTTAAAATATCCTATTACTTTAAAAGCTCCTGCTAAATCCATATTATTCCAAACTTGGCTATACCATTGATTAATTCGCTCCATATCTTCCCCTCGGAAATATAAACGAACAAAAACAATGAAAATAAAAGTAGAAAATACTTTCCAGAAATGAGCTAACCAATGAGTAGAGTTTTCATAAGGGCTTATTTTTCTCCAAAATTTATAAAACACTATTCCTAAACCATTTATACCTCCCCAAAGAATATATTTCCAAGAAGCTCCGTGCCACAAACCTCCTATGAGCATTGTTAGCATAAGATTTATATTTGTAGAAATATGTTTTCCAAAACTTGGTTTAAGGTAAGCTAACAATGTTCCTCCCAAAAGAATTACTCCTACAACAAGAGCAAAAACGGCACTTTCTACCCCTACAAAAGCAACAACTATAAATATTAATGAAATAATTATAGAAGCCCAAGAGCCTGTTTTATTACCTCCCAATGGGATATACAAATAATCTCTAAGCCAAGTAGATAAAGAAATATGCCAACGTTTCCAGAAATCTCCACAACTAGTAGCTTTATAAGGAGAATCAAAGTTTCGAGGTAACTCAAACCCCATCAAAAGAGCTAACCCTATAGCTATATCTGTATAACCCGCAAAATCTCCATATACTTGTAAAGAATACCCTACAAGAGCCATTATATTAGTAAAACCTGAATACATCGTGGGCATTTCAAACACCCTATCAAGAAACTGAATAGCTATAAAATTAGAGAAAAGTATCTTTTTTATTAATCCTTTAAAAATAAAATAAGTAGCTTTATTAAAATCTGCTTTACTAATATGAGTTTCTTTAAGTATTTGAGGTATAAAATTTTCAGCTCTTACAATAGGTCCTGCCACAAGCTGAGGAAAAAATGTTACATAAAACCCAAAATCCAAAATAGAATTAAGAGGAGTTAATTTCTTTCGATAGATATCAACTGTATAACTTATTGTTTGAAATGTATAAAAAGAAATACCAATAGGAAGAAGAATTCTATCTACATCAAAATACGTTTTACCCGTAATTCCATTCCCCCAATATGCTAAATAATTGAAAACCTGATGTTCTGTATGAAAAAGATAATTATAAGAATCCGTGAAGAAATAAGCATATTTGAAGTATGAAAGCACTAATAAATTAAGTGTTACACTACATATGAGAAATATTTTTCTGTGTTTTTCTTCCTTTGCATTAAAAATAGACTTACCAAAGTAATAATCTGTTATTGTGCTAAATAGCAAAAGTAAAACAAATATACCACTTGTTTTATAGTAAAAAAAACAACTTGCAATAAAAAGGTAAATATTGCGTAAGACCAACTTTTTATAGACTAAAACAAACCCACCATAAACAATAATAAAAAATATCCAGAAGGTCATCTGGGTAAAATCCAACGGGGTTTTATGAGAAAAATCTATAAACGATAAAAGCCAATCCATTTATCTAAAAAGTATTTTGCTAGTAAAAATTCAAACTGCAATATTAATAATTTTTTTTCAATTTTAATTCTACTTTTTTATATTTGTTGAAAAATAAAAAAAATCAAGTAATTATATTGCATAAAAATTATAATTACTTGATTTAAAATAGATTATACTAAACTAAAATAATCTATAAACCACAGAATAGGCAGTACAAAAATACACAAATAGAAAAAAGCCTGAAAACCCCTATAAATAAAGGGATTGAAGCAAAAAAGCCCCAAAACAGGGACAAAACGAAATGTACAATAACTACCATTTAATTACTGAGTAATTGCCCAATAACTACCAATTAAATAACCTTAATTACCTATATGAGGCATAAAGTACCTATTAATTACCTAAGCCCAATAAAATAGCCCCTTTGAGGGCTTTTTTTATGCCCTTAAACAGCCTTTAAAGCCCATTGAAAAGCCCTATAAAGCACTCTAAAAATAGGGGTAGAAAAACACACCAAAAAACCTCCCTAAAAAGTTGGGTATTCAGTTGGGTATTCAGTTGGGTATGCAAATGTGTATATTTTCAAGCACGAGTTTAGGGGGTAAAAAGCGCCTTTTTAGTTAAAATGATAAGGTTAGGGCGTGAGTTAGAGGTATTTTGCAAATGAATATAATACTTAACTTGTTGATTTACAATGTAAAATATGGTTTTTATATTAAAAATAGGGTGTTTCTCCCTCAATATTTGTTATCACCCAGCAAAAGAGTAAATAATTTGAGGCTAATACATTGTATTCATCCTAATATTTACCTTTACTATAGCCATTGCTCTAACTGATTTAAAAGGTATATCTTTAGGAGCATGGTGGGGGTTTTGGCTTACTAATTGGATGTATTTACTTCCTTTTTCACTTTTCTTTACATATTTAACGACAACATTTTCCTCATCTCCGTCTAAAGAAAAACCTAATATATACATTTCTCCAAAGAAAATATGATCCATATTAAGAGGTATCTCTTTATATAGAATAATATCTCCCGATTTTAAAAGAGGATACATACTATCTCCAGTAACAAAAATAGCTCCATCACAAATAGGAGCGTTTGGTATCCTTATAGTATCAAGTAGATTTTGTGATTTATCCCCATTAAAGAAACCTGATAATCCTGCCGTTGCTTCATAATCATATAAAGGAATTTCTTGAATTTCAGCAATAGAATCACGAGTTTTTCGATTTCCTTTAATGATTGTTACTTCGGGCTCTTGATTTTCATGTTCCGATTTCAGCATTTCTCCACGACCAGTAAGAAACCATTCTGGGCTTAAATCTTCATATGTATATAGAATTTTTTCAATAGTATCAGAATTAAGACCTCCATTTTTTTTCTTAGATTTACTCAATAAACCTACAGAAAGCCCCGCTTCTACAGTAACTCTATTTGGATTTAACTGCTTGAAATCCATATACTTCTCTAATCTTTCTATAATATTCATATCTTTACATTGAAAAAAATCAATAATTTATTTTGTTATATTGAAAAAAGTCAATAACTTTGCATCGTTAAACGAAACAAAATAACGAATGCACAAAGGTATAAAAATTCCTCGAAAATTCAATCCCTTAGTGGTTGAAAAATTATCTGTAAAGTTTGGGTTATCAAAAACTTATATACGCCAGTGCCTAAACAAAACACGAAACAGCGAAACGGCTGATACTATTTGTAAAGAGTACAAAAAGTATGAAAAAGAAATCAACAACGTTTTAAATGATTCATTATGAACCTAAACAATAGCAAAATGAAAATAGGAGATCAAGTAAAAATAAGCCGATACACTACAGACCCCGCAAAGCAACAAGGGAACATCGGTACAGTGATAGGAATTTATCCCGAAGACGAAATGACTACTATAGTAAGAGTAGAGTTTGTAACAGATAAGGGTGAGAAATTCTCCTCCCTATATGATATGGACTGCTTAATTCCTGTAAGTGAGGACGATTTAGACGATTAATTAAAAAATAGAATATGAGAAAGTTAATACAAAAAATACTAAAAAAGCAGGTGATACACCATATCAATAAGGATTGGAGCCACCAAGTGATAGAGACAAAAGAAACCCTCTTCGGGATAGTAATCAAAAGAGAATTGAGAACAGAGTTAATGTAGTTAGAGAACAAGCAGAATGTTTGTGCTACTAAGAAAGAAAAAATAGAACATACAAATATAATTAATTAGAAATCCCTAAGTCAGTAGGACTGACAGCCGAAAGGCTGGCGAAGCGAAATCGCATTAGGGAGCAAAAAAAAAGATTATGCCCTATTTATGGTTACATAATAAAGTTGCAGTGGAGGTGGAAGAGTTGGTTCCTAAGTATTGGAATGTGCTCAAGTCCTTACAGAGTGCTATCTCTCGCAGTGAAGGTAAGCCTTATGGTGTTAAGAAACTCCAATCGGGTGGGAATGGGCGTAGGCTACTAATAGACTATGACACCCTCCCCAAGGAGATACAAGAGGCATTGGGTGATCCCCGAAAAGCAGGTCATCTATTAGAGCGATATTACCAAGTAAAAGACGAAACGATACGCTTCTATAGTGAATGGAAACGTGGGGAAAAGCACCTTACCGATGAAGAGATAGACCGCTACATCATCAATGCTACTACCCTGCAAGCCTTGGTTACCCTTGAGCAGGAACGACTCAATATTCGCAAGGCATTGCATAAAAAGAGTGCCACCAAGGGACTTGCTCAAAGCCTACTTACCGATGCAGTGAGCTTTAACGAGACCTTGCCCCCAAGTCGTAAGCATAGCCTGCCTGAGAGTTTAAGGCATTTTAAAAACACTTTAAACGCCTTTAAAGGCGAAGGACTCCTCTCCGTTATCAAGGACCCTTACGGAAAGGGCAAGCAGAACGCTCGAAAGGTAGATGAGCGTGTCATAGAGGTGCTACAAGGCTTATTCGTAGGACAAACCCACAAGCCTACTCCTACTGATATATCTCGGCAATATGATGCCTTTTTGGATGGCTATATAGAAGTATTCAACAAGGAAACAGGAGAACTATACGAACCTACTGGCTTCCCTGCTTTGAGCGAAAGTACTATCAAAGCCTATCTGATGAGTTGGGAACAGAAAATCATCTCCTACAATCTCAGAAGCGGAAACCGACAGGCTTTTATGGGGCAATTTATCCCCTATGCACAAACGGAGTTACCCACCAAAGCAGGGTCTATCCTCTCCATTGACGACAGACAACCTCCATTTTGGTATGAAAAAGGAAAAAGGGTATGGTTCTATATCGGGGTGGATATTGCCAGCCGCTGTATGACAGCCTTTGTCTATGGAAAGAGCAAAGAAGGGATTATCCTAGAGTTCTACAGACAATTAGTAAGGAACTATCACCAATGGGGGCTAAAACTCCCTTATGAGTTGGAGTGCGAAAGCTCCCTTAATAGTAGCTTTAGCGAAACTTTCCTTAGAGAGGGGTATATGTTCCAAAAGGTAAGAGTGGAAGCAAATAATGCCAAGGGGAAATACATAGAACGTATGTTTGGTAAGCTCCGTAACAACAAAGAAAAATATGCCGATGGATGGATCCCTCGCCCCTTTGCTAAGAACGAAGCCAACCAAGCGGGCAAAGGTGCCACCAAGATTATCCCTTATAATGAACTCGTGCAGGCACGCCTTGCTGATATAGAGGATTGGAACAACGAACCTCACGATGAAGATCCAAGCGTAAGCCGTTGGGAATATTTTCTCAATAACCAATTGGAAAACCTGCCAGAGACGAACTACCGCGCTATATTGCCCTATATTGGTTACTCTGTTAAGACCAGTTGCAAACAAGGTTTTATCAGCTTAAACAGACAGAAAATGGCAATAGCCGAAGCGGGAAAGATACTTACAGGCGACCCACTTATTGAGAAAATGAAACAGATAGAAGGTAAGGATATAGAGGTGTATTGGTTGGACGGCAATGATGGGGAACTTATAAAGGCAATTGCTTACTGTGGTAACCGCTATGTATGTGAGGTACAACCGATGCCACGTTTCCAAAGAGCACAAGCCGAGCAAACAGAGGAAGACACCCTTATCAAGGCACTGCAAAATGCCTATACGATGACCATTGTACGCTATGTACAGCACCAAAGCAAAGAGATTACTCCTATAGGGGTGATAGACAAGACACCGAAGCCAAAACGCTCTTTTGTAATTAATAACCTCAAGCGATTCGAGGCGTGCGAAGCAGAGGAAGTAGAAATATTGGACGACTACGACACTATGGAGGAAGACGACAAACAAATCCTCTACAACCCCAGTACAGGGACAGAATATACTAAAAATTGGAGAAAAAAATATGCTATATGAAATTATCAATAGACTTTAAAAATAAGGTAAGGGAAGCAATTCTTTCTGACCGTGAGAACTATGGAGGATCTGATGCCGACTATTCTAAACGCCTAAACCTCAAAGGGGCTATCCTCTCCCGCCTTAAAAAAGGAGAAGTGGAGAAACTCATTAGCGACACCCAATGGTTGGTAATTGCTCATCAGCTTGGGGTACAAGTAAGAGACAATGCCTGGAAGGTAGCCCGTACAGCAGTATATACTGAAATAGAAGATAACCTACTCTACTGCAAGGAGTACAGCAAATCAATGATCTTGGTAGATGATTGTGGTATTGGTAAGACTTTTTGCTCCCAACACATTGTTCGTAAGCTCAAAAATGCTTTCTATGTGGATTGCTCCCAAGCGAAGACTAAACAGCAGTTTATCCGATTACTTGCTAAGACGATAGGGGTGGATAATACAGGTAAGTATGTAGATGTAAAGGCAAGTATCAAGATGTGTCTTATCTACTTAGAACAGCCTCTTATTGTACTTGATGAGGCAGGAGATTTGGACTACAACGCTTTCCTCGAACTCAAAGAGCTATGGAACGCCACCCAAGGGGAATGTGCTTGGTATATGATGGGAGCCGATGGGCTAAGGGCAAAGATAGAGAGTGGTATTGCTCATAAAAAAGTAGGTTATGCTGAGATATTCGACCGCTTCTTTGATATCACCTCAATTGTACCCCAAGGAACGGATGATCGCAGGGAGTTTTATATACAATTATTGGGCGATGTGGCTTCGGTAAATGCCAAGCAAAAGGAGGATGTGGACAAACTCGTGCGTAAGTGTATGAATCCGAATGACCTTAACACAAAGGATGTAACCCCTTCGGAATGGAAGAGACTTAGGTATTTGGAGAATTTAATTAAGTTAAGCTAATGGCAAGAATAAAAGGTATATACGGGAAGCAACTACTTGAGAAAACCTATAAAACCTTTCCTTTTGAGGGGGTATGGGAGAAAGCCCTTGGCAATCCCGAAGTAGGAGGGTTTTGGATTATCTATGGGCGAGAGAAGCAAGGGAAAACGTGGTTTTCATTAATGTTAGCGGAATACTTGAGTAAGTTTGAACAGGTGATGTATGTAAGTGCCGAGCAGGGCATTAGTAAATCCTTTCAAGAGGCATATATCCGCAGTGGGCTTGACCCCAGCAACCGCAAATTAAAGATAGTACCCTATACAGAGCTTACCGAGATAGAGAAGGCATTAGCTAAGCAACGTGCCCCTAAAGTGGTGATTATAGACAATACCACAGTTTATAAAGACGAGCTAACAGCCCCTAAACTTAGGGAATGGGGGAAAAATTATCGCAATGTACTCTTTATCTTCCTCACTCACGAGGAAAAGGGAGAGCCCGATATAGCCGTGGCAAGGCTTTGTAAGAAGCTCGCAGAGGTGATTATACGAGTGGAAGGTCTGGCGTGTAATGTATCGGGGCGTTGTCCTGGCGGGATACTTACCATAGACAAGGAGAAAGCAGAGTTATACCACGGTTGTGAGCCGAACGAATAAATGTAGACGAAGATAAAAAGAAACAAATGGAAACTATAGAGAAAAAAGCATTCAGGGACTGCCTACTTTATTACTTAGATTATAGTTATTGGGCATACGAGCAATTACAATGGATGTACTTTGAAAAATGGTGTGAGCGGGCGTATCAACAGAGAAGGACTGTAGTGAGGCAAAGAATACTAATGAAGAACGACCACTTGCTGAATTGGTTCGCTAATCAGTGGGAGGTGTATGTAGAGGGCGAAATAGCTAAGTATTATGGCCAGTCACTTATGGAGGGGGTATTTGAACGAGAGGATGTAGAGCTGATGATAGAGTTACAGATGGAGAATATTTACCTGCTTTATCCCAAAATATTACTGAAAATGATAGATAAGAGCGAGAAACAAAAAATAATAGTACAATGAAACAGCTATATATGGACGTACTAAGGCTGGATAACTTCTTACAAGCCTTAACAGCACAAGAGCGGATAATGATACACCAGTATCACGCTGGATATAGGACCAGTGTACCAATAGTGGCACTAATCATCTACGAATGGATACAAGAGAACAAGTGGGAATCCACAGACTTTAGATATAACCAAGATAGAGTATTGACTTGGTACAATCGGGATAAAAAAACTTGGGAACCCATAGAGACCAACGAGCTATATAAGGCAAAAGTAGAACAATAATTTAAAAAAAAGATAAAAAATGAAAGTTATTAAAGATTTAGTCATAACAGTAACCTATACGGTAGAATTTGGAGAGGTAGAAGTACCTGATAAAGTTTTTGAACAATTGAATAAAATGGCAATATATGGAATTTCTGTTGGTATTGGAGATTCAGAGAAATATGAAAAAGCCTTTGAATGGCTAATGAATAACATAAGAGAAGAAGATGCTATGGAATGGGAATATGAAGTATATATTGAAGAGTAATAATAATTAAAAAAAGAAATATAATGAGTTTAGACTTGACAAAATTGAGCGCTGAAGAGCGTGCCTCTCTTATTGCACAGGCGAAAGAATTAGACGCTAAGGAAAGAGAAGAAAGAAAAAAGGCTTACGAGCAAATGAAAGCCGATGCGATTACCAGCCTTATCACCGTGGCTAAGGATATTAACCAAGAGCTTACAGAGTTCAAAAGGCATTCTTTCGAGACGATGGACGCCCTACACGAGCTACTGAAAGAGTACAGTGGGCGACACGCTGATGGCAAAGGAAACTTTAAGATTGAGTTTGAAAACTTCAAGGTGGAGTACAACAAGCAGGGTAAAGGCTCCTATGACGAGCGAGCCACTGAGGCGGAGAAGTATATCTTTGACTTCATAGAGAGTCGTTACTCCGGAGATGAGGGAACTAAGGAGTTTATCCTTTCCCTATTAGAGCGAAAGAAAGGAGAACTTGACCCCGATAACATCCAGAAGCTCTACAAGTATGAGAGTAAGTTTGCCGACCCAAATTTTTCTAAGGCTTGTGAGCTATTCCGTGAATCCTACCAATATAACCACTCCAAAGATTATATCCGATTCTACGAGAAAGATGAGCACGGCAAGTGGCAGAATATATTGTTGCAATTTTCAGCTGTTTAGAAGGCGAGCCACTGCGAATAATTATTAGATACCCTGCCCTTAGCCTGTCGTTTGTATTAAGGGGACGCCCATAAGAGACCCCCTAAGGCAGGGTTTTTAAATAACTTTTAAATAACCTTTAAAAACGATTTAAAATGTATTTTATAACAAAAAAAGACAGCGATACAGGAAAGAAGTTTCAACAAATAGCTAATAAAATGGTAGTTTGCTATGAATATCAAAAAGTATTAGCCGATAAGTATGGGTTTACCTCTTGGAGAAGAGCCTATTGGGTTATAGATGGGGGTATTTCCTCAGTCATATTTCCTAAAGATACTATAGTAGATACTAAGGTCTGGAAAAAAGTAAAAGATAGGAAAAATGAATATACGCCTCGGTTGAACACCAAACAAGGTAAATCTGTACAAGCAGACTTTGAACAAGCCCCTACTATCACCATATCTGAGCTTAATGCCTGTATAGGTTGGGATGAGGAATTTAGTAATATAGGATTCGACAAAGGGAATGATAAATACTTTGGATTTTGTGTAAGTGAAGATTGTGATGTTGTCATTCCAAAAGATTGTGAAGAGATAACAGCTACTAAGTATAGGCAACTTTTTGGAGAATAGTTATGATTAGCACACGACAACTAAAAATTCTGCAAGGCCTTTTTGTAAAAAGGTTTAAAAATAGAGAAGGCCGATTGGCATTTCTCTCCTGCCTCGTATTAAGGGAGCTGAGTTCATTCAAGGAACTAACAGAAGACGAAGCTTTTAAAGTGTTAGACTGGCTGAAGTATAATTACGCTAAGGAGGCGTACTTTGATAACCATAATACACAACACCTTAGCCTACTGGCAAAATGCCACGAATTGGGCTGGGTACGAGAAGATAACCCAAGGATCCCCGACCTTCAACGATTAGGTAAGTTTATGCTAAGTAAGAGGTGCCCTGTACAAAAGCCATTAATAGAAATGACTACTAAGGAAGTCAGTAAGGTAATAGGAGCCTTGGAGAGGATAATTGAAAAACGATATCAACATGAGAAAAAGTAACAAACAACAAGTGAAAAAAGAAAAATGTCCTCACAAGAACCAAGTATTGCGCACGATAGGAGGGCATTGTACCGTACAGGTAACTGCAATATTTTGCAAAGATTGCGGAAAGCAACTCACAGAAGCGGAAGTTGACGCATAACACTAAAAAAACAAATACAATGGAAATAGACGATTATGATATAAGTTACTCCTCAATATGCAATAGAATTAATGGCAACCCTCAACAAGCAAAAAAAGAGCTATTGCGTTTGTGCAATATGATTATAAAGGCAGAAGAAAAAGTTGAAAAATTAGAAGAGGAACTAAATAAGGCTAAAACTGATGTGAGATTTTTTAAAAAAGGTATATACAACACCTTTCATTACTTTCGTAACCAAATTAGCCAACTACCCTCCTCTGTTACCCTACGTGAAGGAAAGAGGATATACATCATTAAGTACTTCGATGAAGATAACATTACAATAAATGTTGAAGAGGAAAGTTTTTAACTTAAAAGACAAATACCAATGAAAAATAAAAAAGTAACAATTAACGAATTAGGCATAACAGTAACATACCAAGTTAGATTTAGCGGTGAAGTCCCCGAAAAAATCGCTCAGCAATTACAAGCTATGTACAAAGAGGGAATGGTATATAGTGAAGACGATGATCCTCTAACCAATCACCCCTACAAAGAAGCTATAGAACTCGTTGCCGATGTAGGCGATGATGGAGCACCATCCCACTACACCTACGAAATCGACAGCTTAGAATTTTCAGAAGAAGCTGAAGGATAACCTTTAAAACAATTACAATATGAACGACAAAGTAAAAGAAAAAATCGCAAAAGTCTATGAACTCGTAAAAAGAGGAATAGCAGGAGAACAGCAATCAGCAGAAAAAATGCTAAAAAAACTACTTGAGAAGTATAACATTCCAGAAGCTGAACTTGATAGTATAGGTGAAAAAGAATACTACTTCAAGTATGCCTCTAACTTAGACGAGTGGTTACTTATACAGCTAATCAAATACTTTTTCAAAGAGAAAAATTATAAACTCTATCGCATTAAAGATAGTGGCGTAAAGGAAATATCAATACAAATGTCCTATTTAGATTGGGTAACATTGGATAGTGCCTATGGCTATTTTAAACCACATCTAAACCAACAATGGCGCAAACACGGATTACCTGTAGTGAACCGCTGTAGAACTACTAAAACTAAAAATAAACGTCGTGAGGCAATGCAAGAAACTTTTTTTAAGTTATATGTAGCTCGCTCGGGCATCTATCGCCCAGAACAAATAACTTCTAACCCCCTTAGTGAAGAAGAAAAAAAGCAATTTAATATGCTTTATGGAGTTGAAGGAGGTAAATACAACCAACAAGTAACTACTGGTCTATATTTAGAATAACCTTTTAAACATCTTTATAAATCAGTAAACCAATGAAAATCGCCCTTACCTTATCACAAGACCAAGCTGAAGTACTTGCCCGCGTTACATTTATAAGGCAACCCCTGTTCAACAACCGAGAGCAACGTGTACTCTACAGCATTATGCGAGAAGTAACCCTCAAAGCCACCCGCTTTTATATGGGTTTTACTACACAAAAACAACGTAGATTTTACATTAAACTTTATGAAGCTGATATGTTAGAAAAGTTCTTAGGATATATCCTTACAATGGAACACTACGGACAATATGAACGCCAAGCACTATTACAAATAACATATAAAATCAACGAACAATTAGCATAACTATGGAAAATACTTATTTTTTTAAGGGTAAAAATACTCCTTCTGAGCATGTATTTAAATACGACTCAAATGGTAATTTAAGAGTATTTGAAAATACGGGTGAACCTCTTACTATAAAACAATGGTTATGGCTTTTTCATCCTGAACGAATACCTTATACCGAAGAACGAATACAAATACTTGCCAATGATATTGCTCTTAAAAAGCATTTTATTATTGAGAAAATTCCTTTCTCAGTAACTTTTGAAGACTTTTGGATTGAGTATGGAAAAATAGGTACTAAAGCAGTAGCTAAAAAGAAATTTGAGAAGCTCAAGGCAGAAGAAGTTATCAAAGCCTTTTTAGGAATAGAAAAAGAACGCAATAAAAAGAAACTTGATGGCACTGCAATGCCTTATGCTGAGACCTATCTTAATCAAAAACGTTGGGAAACTTAAGAATTTGATTTGTATCATTTTTTTGTAACCCGCATTTTCAATTTGGAAAATAGCTGATTTTTTTCTAACTTTGCCTAAAAATTTAATAAAAAAAGAAATGATGAAAAAAATTTTAACATTTTTATTTATTAGTGCTCTGTTAGTATCTTGTTCTTCAGGAGATATTAATGATATTGCGTCCTATAATATGGATGATGTAGCTAATATATACTTAATAACTTATGGAGAAAAAACTTCTCAGGAAGATATGAAATCATATGTTAATAAGGCATATCAAAAAAGACAGGTTACTACTTACTTATTTGCCTTCCCAAAGGGGAGAGATTATAACGAGCTAGTGGGAATTACTAATACAGATGAACTCTATAAGAAGATTGTGGAAGCTAATCCTCCTTATAGTATGTACAGAATGGTTAATAACTCTAATGTGGAAGATGATGCCTTATTCCTTATAAAGTTATTGGTAGAAGATAAAAAAGGAAAATAGGACTCTTAAAATAAAAACACCCGCTAAAATCCAATTTGGAAAAATGGGGGTGTTTTTTTATTTTTGCGGTCTAAAACCTATATTTATGCAAACCTATACCCTACAAAGAAAAGAGCGTTTAAAACGGCGTAATGAAAGTGTACGCAAACTCTTTGAAACACTTAGTTTAAAACATCCAAAGTGGCGAATGGAGGCTATTATAGCAGAAGTAGCTACACAGACATACCTTTCCCCTCGGACAGTGGGGGCAATAGTTTTTTATGAGGGTATCTATGCAGAAAGTTGAAAAAAGTTTTGGTAGTTTAAAAAATAGTTGTACTTTTGCAGTACAAATTGGTTGGGAGGAAACATAAGAAAACTCTTGACCCCGACTCAGGCAGGTAAGTAACTCATATTTACCCGCCTGTTTTATTTTACAGAGTCCAGTCTTCTTTAAGTATGTCCTCCCTCAAGTAGGTTTTGTCTATACCATTTCTAATAACTAATACTTCCTCAATCCAAGTAGAACGTTTTACCCTATCCTGAATACTATCGCGCAAGTCTCCATTTGATATATCTGTTTTAATATCCAATACAATGTGTTTGGCTTGCTCCTTTGTACCCCTCAAGGCATTATCAACAGCACTTTTAGTAGGCTTATGAATGCGCTTGTACTCCTGCTTTATATCCAATGTTTTATTAAACGTATCGGCACTCTTTACACCTGGTGTATCTGACTTTGTTATAAGGTCTATTTCATAGCCATATTTATTAGCTAAGTAAGAAGCTATATCTACATTTTCGGCTTTCTCATCTTTACCGTGCAATGAACTTATCCTAACCGTACCCTTTTCAGTAGGTATGGTTTGCCACGTTTCCTCTGCTCTTTTAGCTTTAGCCTTCTCCTTTTTAAGACGTTTTTTCACTTGCTTCTCTACCTCTTTTACAGCCTTTTCGCTCATTCCTTTGATGTATGGTATTACTGGAAATATCTCCCCCGAAAGCGCAGGGTTATTAGCAAAGCTTTCTTTTATGGGTATGTCTTCTGTGCGTACACCTTCTGTTACGGGGTTAGCAGTAGGCTCTACGTAACAACGACAGCCCCAATCATTAGGAGGTAGGTGTGTTTTCCAAAAAGAATGCTCTACGGGTAATGTGAGTCCGTCCCAGGCACGATGCGTTTCACGGGTACGCTCATCGTGTACCGCGTGATAAGTAAGGTTAGGATATATGCGTTTATTGATTATATACTCCTCGTACTTTTGTGCCGATAAGGCATTGGCTACTGTTTGGTTGTATTCGGTTTGTAACCAACGCCTATTGTATTCTATATTCAGTTTGTTAGCCTCTGCCTTGAACTCTTGCCACGACAGCACCTTACCATTTTTAGTTAGAGAGGCTTCTATTTGCTGTTTAAAGCTCGTTTCTTTGAAAGCCGAGAAGCGAGCAAGGTTGTGCTTTAGTGAGGTTACAAGTTCGGTATTGGTTTCCTCAATTGTAGGGTTGTAGCCCTCTGCTAAGGCTTTATTTAGGTGCTTGTAGTAGTATTGCCATAGTTCTTTGCTTTGTGCCTCACTAATACCACGCTCTTCAAAAGCCTCACGTATGTACCCCTCTATGAGCCTACTCAAGTCGTTGTCTTCCTTGCTGAGCTTTATAGGCTCGTGCTCGGAACAACAATGGGTGTGATAGTGTAACTTGAGTAGGCTTAGGCTTTTTTTGACTCGCCCTCACTACTTCCTCCAAAGGTAGAGGTAGGCATACTTTCTATTTCTACCCCATAAGTACGCTCTATATAATCTTGGGTAAGGATATAGCCACGCCCTAAGAGTACCCCGTCTATACTGATTTGCTTGTTAGGGTCTGTTGTTTTTTCTACGGCTATTTTTGCATTGTCGGGAATAGGATAGCCAATGGCACGCATAGCGGGCAAAAGCTGATTATTGAGGAAGGCTAACATCTTCTTTTCGTCAGCATAGACTACCTCTTCCAAAGTGTTCTCGTGTACCGTTCCTTGTGCCTTGCTACTGCCGTTTTCGGTAGTCATTGTTTGGTGAAGTACGAGTTTTGATAACTCATTGTCTAAGGCTTCAATCTTGCGGTAAAATACTTGGAAAGCATCAGCTTTGCTATTCTCCTTAATGTCCACTTCCGTACCAATAGGAAAAATGCCATACGAAGCTGAGCCCATTTCCTCTAACCAATGGGCAACTTCCTCTTTTACACTATCACTTTGCGAAGCGATTTTAGCTATACGGATAGGGATTCCAAAGAGCTCCTCGAACTCGTCCCACGAACCCCACGAATGGCGCTTGAGTATTGCATAAGGAGTAGCCTTTTCGAGCAACCCCGAATGCTTGTAGAATTGTGCTACCAATACTACCTCTTGCACATCACGTAGGTCTATGCCAGTGGTAGCATCGTAGTCTTTTAAAAGTACGTGCTTTTCGGGGATTACTAAGCCCCTATCAATAAGTTCTACGGCTTTGATTTCACCTTTGGTTACCTCTTTGAGCCATATAGGCGAATGCCCGTGATAGATGCTTTGGTGAGCGAACTCGATAACGTCCTCAAACCATTGTTTATCATTGATATACTCGGTTAGGGCATCGTCCTTAATCTCATCGATGGCGATAACGTAGTCCTTATTGGTAGTTCGCAAAGTACGGTTTTCGGTGATCCCTGTTAGGTGTCCGTCGAGGAGTACATCCTGGTATACCTCCTCCAGAGGATAAGTACGAGGGTAGTCCACACTATAGCGGGCATAACGTGCCGAGTGCCAATGGTTGAGTTCGGTACGCCATAGCCTGCGTTGGCGCTTGATGATGTCTACCATTAGATTAGTTACCTGTTGAATATTTTGAGCCGTATTTTTGCCCAAATGTACCTTTTTATTAAGGGCATTACCACTAAGGGTAACACTCTTTTCTATACGTTGTTTATGGGGTTGCTTTGCCATTATTGTAGTTGATTGAATAAACGGTCTATTTCCTTTTTGATATTGTTGAATAAGGTTTTGGAGTCTCCTATAAATTGTCGCTTAGGCATACCCTCTAACCCCTCATTATGTCTACGAGCATACTCCTTATGAGTGTAGAAGGTAACCTTCATTTTCTCCATACGCGCCCTAAATGAATTGCGTAGCTTGTTGCCTCCTGAGTTGTGCCCTGTAAGGATAGCACGCCCCTGGTTACGCTTGCCAAAGGGGGTAAGGGTGCCCTTTTTGCCTACCCTGTCCGAGCGGTAACGAGTAAGGTCTCGCCCTCGTGTGTCGGTAGTTTTGCGAGGTTGCCACTTTTGTAAGCCCTCATCATTAAAGCCTTCGTCTTGGAAGTTCTTTTGAATAAACTTGAGTCCTTCTGTTTTAAGCACAATAGGGATATCCTCTTTCACTAATCGTGCGAGGACTTCGAGCTTTTTGCGGAGTTCTGTAAAGTTGTTGTTAGACATAATCACCAATGATTTTTATAGGTTTTGCGCCCTCCGAGCTTCATAAAGGGGGTGGGCGTATCGGGGGTGCCGTCGCCATCGGTGTCTTTGAGGCGCTTGGGTAGGGCAACTTCTATTTCGCCTTTGGCTATTTTTTCAAGCCATAGCATAGCCTCGTCATAGCGGAGCTTTGCCACTTGGTTGAGGGTTTTAGTTCTCCTTATATAGATCTCGTGGATAACAATATCCTTGAGGTACTTGAGCAGTATTTTGCTACGCTCGTCACCCTCTTTGGCGAAAATAGCTTCTATATTGTAATACTTATAGAGGTAAGAAGCCATTAGGTCTATACTTTCGGCAATGATTTGGGTTACTATCTGCTCGTCGCCTTGGGTGATAAGGTCTATTACCTCTTTAGTGGCTACGGTTTTGAGTTCGTCTTTTGTTAAATACATTTTAAATCATATTTAATTTGAGTTTCTTAGGTTCGTAAGGATAGGGTGTTTGCCTATAAATGCGAGTGGTGAAGGTAATGCGATAGCTCATAATGCCGTCATCACTTAGGCGTAGCTCCTCCTCTCGCACCTGCTGTACGGGTTTGAACTGATCGCCTTGCAGGAATTGTATCGTATCGGTGATTTTATCCAATATATCCAGTTCCATAAGTCCCTCTTCGGGGTCAGCAGTGCCTAAGTGCTGGTCTGTCCATCCGTCTTTGCAATAGAAATCAATATGAAACTCACACTCGCCCTCTTGTACGTGTTGGGTCATCGTCTCGTAGGCGATAGGCATTACCTGAATGAGACAAGCCGTCCATATTTCGGGATAGCCGTTTTCGGGATTGTCAAACTGACCGCGTTGCAGGTCTATCAGCTCAATGCCCTCAATGGTGGCAAGGGCTTGTTTTACTTTTACAAATAGTTCTTTTCTCGGAGTACTCATATAGTTCTACGTTTGTGTTTAGCAATAAAAGGTCGCCCGCTTTGTAAGGGGTTTTCGGAATAGCCAAAATACTGTTGGGCAAGGGTAATGGCACGCTCTAAGGTATCAGGGGCGTCATCGTTTGAAGCCGTTCCTTTTTCAAAGGAAAGCACCTGCTTAATAAAAGCATTGTAGTCACGTTCTGAACGCTTGGGAAGACTCTCGTCCCAGTACAAGATTTTGCGAAATAGCGCATTGGTAATACCCGCCGAAATGCGATTGTGCTTGTCGCCCTCCTGGTGCAAACCCATAGGGATATTAGGGCAAGCATTGTCCTCGGCACTCTGCATAATAATAGGCGTATAGACGGCTTTCTGCGCCATAGTAGCATCAAAGAAGCCCATAGTGTTATAGCCTTTTTTAAGGTACTTCTTTACCCATTGGGCACGTACCTCCATAGCTGAATTGAGTTCGCACCTTTGACAGAAGACTTCTAACACGTACAGCTTAATACCCTTAATACCAATGAGTACCCCCGCTTTATAATCACCCGTAGCGGTGTAGGACAAGTCCCAATGGTCAAGCAAGCCGTCCCACGCCTCGTTGTCTGCTATGCGTACCAAGGCAATATCTTTGGCCTTGAAGAGTTTGCCCTCTTCAATAGGGTTGTTGAAGTCCTCTCGCTGTGAGGTATAGTAGTCATCATTCATTAAGATACGAATAATATCCTCCTTCGTATCGCGTTCTTTCCACGAGGGCTCCCACTCTACATCCATATAGTTCTCGCGGGTGATATTCACCGTGGCAAGGTTCGTAACCGAGTCGTGCAGGTGTGGGCTATCTTTCCACTTGTCATAGAGGTAGTCCAATATGCCGTCTTTGACGATATAGTTGTTATTGATGATGAGCCTTCCTCGTTTTCGGTGAAAGGCTTTCACCAAGTCGCCCGTTATCTTCTTGCCATACTTCTCTATCATATCGGGGCGTTTGGCACGGTCTAAGTCCTCTATATCGTCCAAAATAGCCAAGTCGGGGCGATACATACCAAAGCGCAACCCTCTGAAAGGTTGGTTAAGCCCCAAGGCTTTGAAGTGCTTCCCGTCTGTAGTTTGAAAGTCGCCATCCGACCAATCTCCATAAGAGAGTTGCAAGCCAAAATCCTTGATAAACTTTTGATTGTTCTCCAAGTGTGCTTGTAAGTCTGAGAGCAGTATTTTAGCCAAGCCCTCGTTAGCTCCTATGAGGATAGGAAAGAAGGCGAGGTTATTCTGCTTGAGATGGCAGATATTGCCTACATTGGATTGTATAGACTTGCCCGCACCTCTAAACTTCTTTCTAAATTGGCGTATAAACGGATCCTTGTACAAGCGAATATAGTCGTCAATATGAAATTGAGGTGTCTTGGCATCGCCCAAGGGTAAACCGCTGTCAAGTCCAAAATAGTAATCGAAAAACTCACCATAGTTTTCTGGCTTTAAAAGTCGCTTGATACGTGCTTCTTGCTCATCCGCTGTTTCCTTCTGTATAGCCTCATAGGTAAGCTCTCGTATCATTTTCGACTTTGCAAAATAGCGCTCTTTGGCTTCTTTGAGTTCTGTTTTAGTCATCTCCTTTCTGTAATAATTCGGTTATATACATATCAAAGTAAGGGCGTATCTCCTTGATCGTATTCATATAGGCCTCACGCTTTTTACCCGTGCTTTGCCCTGCTTTCTCTAAGATAAAGTTAGAGAAGCCGTCAAGGCTCTCCATCGTATATACTGCTATTTTATTATGGTCAGTAATACGGTCAAAGGCGGCAACGATTTTAGTAATATCGTCCGCCTTATAGGGAAGAGGTTCCCCCCGCTCAATAGCCTGCGCACACTTGAGGGTGAGTTTGCGAATATTGGAAGGTCTGAGTGTTTGTAGCTCTTTCTCATCGTCCCATTTGCCTTCCTCTCTCCACTTGCCAAGTGTCTTAATGCCTATACCTATCATTTCCGATATATTGGCAATGCTAAAGCCCTTAGTAAAAAGTTCTTTGCCTTGCGACCTTTTATAGTCTGCCTCTACAGCTGTCAATCGTGCCATATCTTATTGTAGTAATTCATTTATCTTGTTATTAATCTCGTCAAACTTTGCCACGTTGTTAGGGGCAAAGTTGCCAACTCCTGCAGGGGTTTGTATGATAGCTGTTTTGAGCTCATTTAAAAGCTCGTTTAAAAGGCTTTTAAAATCTACTTCACCCCGTTGTAGGTGTATCCCCGCTTTGTCTATGGTAAGCTGAGTGTCTTCTATTCGTAGGCTCACGCTCTCAATCTCACTATAAACTACCACATAATAGCGGTTTTCGTCTTCCCCTATCGAAGCAATCAACACACTACTCCCTACCTTTGGGAATAAGTAAAAGCGCTCGGTATTATCGTTAATCACCGAAGCTAAGCGCACAGTATATTGTAGCTCATCGTCTTTCACCTCACACGTGCCTTGCGCTTTGTCTACTGATACTACTTCTACGGCTATGGTAGGGGTTTTGCGTTTCCCTAACTTACGAAGCCCCTCGGCTAATTCTCTATCTATACTCATAATCTTGCTCCTATAGTTATTTGTCGGCGAGCTCCATTGCGACCAAAGGTAGTTTCTACCTTCTTAATGAAGTAGCGTTCATCTATCTCTTTCAGTTCTTTATCAATAATATGTGCCTGTATACCACGTGTAGCGAAAGGGACTAAGAAGCTCGTTATAGAGCCGTCAAAGCCGTCATACTTTAGTTTTTCTATTTCTGCCCGTGCCATAGCCCGTAATTTAGCCTCATCACTTACCACAGAGGTGTGAAAGGTTCTTAGCTCGCCATCGGGATCACCCTCCTCTACAGTTTTCTTTTTATTGTTTTTGTCAATGTAGGTATATTGTACTTTTAGCCTACGTTCGTCCTTGGTACGATATTCCAAATCGTTCGCCACAATGTTATAATTGAGGTCATAGCGTGCTGTTTGCCCTATATTAGTAAGCTCCGAAAGCCCTGCATATAGCTTGCCCTCATCATTAATAAAGATACTTAGCCTAAATTCCTCTTTGAGCTTATCCAACACCTGTGTACCATTGGCATTGCGAATAAGCCATTGGTCTAACTGCATTTGTGGTATATTATCAGCCAAGGTAATAGGAGTATCTTTCACTACCTCCTGCAATACTTCTTTAAGAGTTGTTTTTTGCCACGATTTGTTGATGTTTTTTCGTCTGAGCAAATACATAGCGTCTTCACACTCTATGCTTACGGGAATGTTTGGCTTGACTTTCTTTACATAGCCTTCAAACTCTACTCCGCTATATACACCCTCATAAGCAAGGGTAACGCTCACCTTATCGCCTGCTTTGATAGCTTTTTCCGTGTAGAGCCTATCACCTCCTTTAGCTACTTTAAAGTGGGTAGGGAGTTCTATAGTACAGGTGTCGGCAAGTTCATCTACCGATTTGGTGATCTTCACGCTATGTACTGCCTTAAAGGTATAGTCTCCTATCTTTATAATTGCCTGTAATACAAACATTAATACAAGTGGTTTAATTGTATTCTCTTTTCATCTAATTCGGCATAGAAGTCCATATCTGACACTGCTTTGATGGTGTACTTCTGTATACCCTCCTTGCCCTCCATAGCCTCAAAACTAATATCTTTTAGCACGATGTTACGAATATCAAAAAGGGTAAAGAGTTTGTTACCTATGACCTCCAGACTTTCGTTCTTTTCAAACAAGCGGTTAAGGCTTTGCACTTGTGCTGTAGGGTACAAGTCGGGATTATTAGTATCAATGCAAAGCCCCTTAATGGTAATCTGCCAGTCTTCGGTAGCTATGTACTCCTTTACCTTACCTCTGCGGTGTTTGCCTACTGTTGCTGTCTCTACAATGGTTTTAGTGAGTGAAAAGCTCACCAAAGGTTCGTTTGGAAAAAGCGTTTGTACGCCTGCTTTATCAGCTACTTTTAGGGTCATAAAATACTGACTGCCGTTGCTACGTGCCTCACTGATATTCGAGAGGCTTGGTAGTACGTATTTTGTTTTGTTATTAGCCCACCACGAAGGAAAGGCTGGGCCTACATAATCCAAAAAAGCCCATGCGGTGAGTTCTTTGAGGTCAAATTCCATTATACTTCTTTGTTTTTCGTTGCAAAGTTCGTGGTATTGGGGGAAGTAGCGAAATTCTTATACAATGGTTGTACAAAACCAGTACAATGGTTGTACAGAATTAGTACAATGTTTGTATGCCGATTTTCCCCGCCGTAAAACCTGCAATACCTTTGCACCCGAATTGAGGAGATTAACCCAAAGATAGAAGCCAATGAAGCACCAATTTATCATCAATACTGAGAATATTAATAGCTATGGATACCGTATCCTTACAGAAGGTATTGACTACACCCAATATATGAGAAACCCCGTTGTACTCTTTATGCACGAAAGAGGTGTCAATGCTTATAAGGGTAGTGAAGTCATTGGGCGTTGTACAAAGCTCTACAAAGAAGGGACTACCCTTATAGCTGAAGTGGAGTTTGACGAGCAAGACGAGTTTGCTAAGAAGATAGCGGGCAAAGTAGAACGTGGCTATATACGTATGGCTTCAATGTTTGCCGAAATCAAAGAAGTATCTGCTGAACCACAACACCTTTTAGAAGGGCAAATCTATGAAACCGTAACCGCTTGTAAGCTTGTGGAAATCTCCATCGTTGATATAGGGGGCAACGACAATGCCCTCAAACTATCCAAAGACGGCAAGCCCTTTCAGCTTAAAAAAATAGTAACACATAATACAAATAATATGGATATTAAAGTGATAGCCCTTGCCTTGGGTATGGGCGACAATGTAAAAGAAGAGGCAGTACTTAGTGCCTTACATAACCTCAAAACAGCTAAAGAAAAAGCAGATGCCGAAATAGTAGCTCTGAAAAAAACAATTAGCGAAACTCGCACTGCCGAAGCCACAACCTTAGTAGACAAAGCCATTAGCTTAGGACTTATCCCAGAAGCCCTCAAAGAAAGTCAGCTAAAGCAGTTTGAAGCCGATTTTGACGGACAAAAAGCGGTACTATCTAAACTTGTAGCCGACAAAGAAGCTGAGAATACACAGCAAGGGAAGACTAACACAGTGCGTGAGGTAGTGTTAGGGGCAGGTGCAAAACCAACAGGTACAGCCAATGAAAACTTTGACTACTTGCAAAAATACAACCCTGCAAAGCTCCGCCAACTCAGAGACGAACAACCTGAGGAGTATGCCCGCTTGGCTAAAGAATATGCTAAGGGCGTACGTTACACCCAAAAGTAATTTAATAACCCTTTAAAAATAAATTAAACAAGTATGAAATTATCATTAAAAGCATTGTTTATTAATGCATTATTGGCACTTATTGCCTCAATGTTTATAGCACCAATTGTAGGCGCTTCAGTACCCATAGTAGCAACAACTATTGTAGCAACTTCTACGATAGCTCAATATGTTGCCCCCTCCATTTTCAAAGGAGTAGCTATGGCGGGGCTACAGACAGAAGTATGGATAGCAGGGATAAAAGAAAACCCTGTGCCTAATAACTCGTTTATATACCAAAGTGTAGACTTGTCACAATATGTAGAGCATAACAAGTTACACCTTGCTGAAGCGGGTGTGGAACCTGCCGTACACGAAGATTATTTTGCTACGGCTAATAACCCATTGCCTATTACCGATATTACCGATATAGGTAATGAGGTAGTGTTACACACCTATTCTACCGAACAAACACGCCACAGAGAGTTGCAAGAGGTTGAGCTTGCATACGACAAACGCTCCAGTGTAATACAACGCCACCGCATATCCTTAGCGAAGAACATCGGCAAACGTGCCGCTTACGCTTGGGCTCCTAAGCAAGATGGAGCGGGAAATAAGGTGTGCAACCTCTCAGCCAGTGACTCAGTGATTGATGCTATCATAGACCTTAAGCAGTTTATGGAGGAGAATGACATCCTTGAGGGAATCAATATCTGTTTCACCCCCGAACATTTTGCTCGTATTCGTAAAGAGGATAAACGCTTATATAAGGATATCCTAAGTGAACAACAAATGTACGGCATTAAGGTTTTCCAATATAGCCAAAATCCACTATACACTTCTGCGGGTGTGAAAAAGCCTTTTGGAGCAACCAAGGATAACACTGATAAGCGTGCCTCCTTTATGTGGGTAACTGATGAGGTGTTCCGTTGCTTTGGCGATGTAGAGATGTATGCTACTTTGCGTGACTCTGGGCTACAAGCTGATACCATCTCTTTTGCACAACGTGCCTTAGTAGGGGTCATCCGAGCTAAAAACCCTAAATTCTTAGGAGCAATCTTATAGGAAACATAGTAGGGTGAGCGGACGAGTTCAATGGTATCCATACCTCACCCTACTCCTATATTAACTTTAAAATAGAATACAATGACAACAGCAGAAAAAGCAAAAAAATATTTTGAGGAAAACAAAGCGACAAAAGAGCTCTTTGCTACCTCAGATGGGTTTCTATTCTTACTAAAGAAAGATGCACAAAACCACGCACAAACCTTAGAGGATAGCGCTATAGAGGAATTCAAACAAGAAACTTCAGACCAGTCTGACGTACCCGACAAGTCCGATAGCTCAGAAAACTCAGAGGAAGATATTCCTAATTTAAACCCTAAAAAATAATGGCATTACCTAAAGTATTATTCAACATTGCCAAAGACGGCTTAGGCAGAACTACGGCTATACAAAAGACTACTGGGCTTATCACAACGGGAGTTACGGTGAGCAATAAAGTAGAGTTGGGCAAGTCGTACCAAGTTTTCTCACTAAAAGAAGCCATAGCTTTGGGAATTTCAGAAACTGAAAACGCCTTTGCCTACAAGCATATCAAAGCGTTTTATGACCAAGCCCCTACGGGTACCCCTTTATGGGTAATGCTCGTATCGGATGCTACTACTATGACGGCAATGCTTGACAAAGATGGTGTCTTTGCTCCAACTCTCATAGCTGATGCCAAAGGAGCTATCCGCGTGCTTGGGGTAGTGAAAAAAGCAACGGGTAGCGAGACTATCACCGCAGGCTTAGATGCCGATGTGCAGACAGCTGTAGTGAAAGGGCAAGCCCTTGCCGAGCACTTTGAAAAGAAGTATATGCCTTTTAGGATAGTCGTGTCGGGCAATAGTTGGAATGGCAAAGTAGCCGACCTTACTAATTTCTCCGAAAACGAACTTAATAAAGTGGCTTGTTTTATCGCGAATGACGATAAGGAAAAAGATGCTTCTATAGGGCTTTTCTTAGGGAAAATAACCAAAATACCCGTACAGCGCAAAATTCACCGTGTGAAAGATGGCAATGTATTGCCCTTAGTAGCTTACTTTACTGACGGCACGACTATCGACAGCAAAGCCGACCAATGGGATGCAATAGACGATAAAGGGTATATCTTCTTTCGCACCTTTGTAGGGCGTTCGGGCTACTACTTTTCGGGTGATAATACCCTTACCAAACTCACCGATGACTTTAAGAGTCTATGCAACGGCTTAGTAATGGACAAAGCAATGCTCCTAAGTTATGGGGTATTGGTAGAGGAACTCAGCGACGAGGTGTTACTATCTGAAGATGGCAGTATTCACCCCGCTATTATCAAGGGTTGGCAAACCAAACTTGAAAGTACTCTACAAAGCCAAATGGTATCACAGGGCGAGCTTTCGGCTGTAAAGATTGATATAGATCCAAAGCAACGTGTACTACAAACGGGCAAAGTGGTGATAAGCATCAAACTATTACCTGTGGGCTATGCTGACTTTATAGAAGTAAATATTGGCTTTACTACAACAACAAATTAATATTATGACAACATTTGACAGCAAACAATATGCGTGGTGCGAACTCTCTATCGTCTTTGGCGGGCGAATTATCATAGGAGTTACAGAGTTGGAGTACACCGAAAAACGCGAGAAAGACTTTCTTTATGGACGTGGGTGCAAGCCTCACGGAATAGTAGCAGGCAACCGCAGTTATGAGGGTAAAATAAGCCTTTGGCAAAGTGAGGCAGAAGCAATGACCCGCGATGCCCCAAATAACGATATACTTAGCCTTAGCTTTGACCTTGTGGCTTCCTACGTACCCTTGGACGGCGGACAGATAGTTACCGATATTCTCAAGAACGTGGAATTTACCGAAGTGAAAAAAGGAATGAAGCAAGGCGATAAGAATATGATTATGGAGCTTCCTATTATCTTCACTGATATAAAAAGACAAGCCTAACAAATTAAACAATAAGAAAATGCCTGTGCAGCTTGCACTTTAAAAACCTTTTAAAAGCAGTTTAAAATGATAACTAAAGAACAAATCCAAGAATGGAAACAACAATACAAAGACATCTTTGTAATTAGCGTAGAGGACAAAAAGGCATACTTGCGTACCCCTGACCGCAAAACCCTTAGCTATGCCTCGACTTTGGCGACCAAAGACCCGCTAAGGTTTAACGAGGTAATACTTGAGAACTGTTGGTTGGGTGGTGATGAAGAGATAAAGACAGATGATGCGCTCTTCTTAGCTGTAAGTAGCAAACTACCCGACCTTATACAGATTAAAGAGGCTACTTTGGAAAAGCTCTAAGTGATGCGGAGATAGACGAGGATAGGGATTGGCTTCGTATCACTAACGCTTCACTGCGTTATTATATGCACATTGCCAATCCTGACGACCTCACCGATACCCAATGGGCTATGCGAGTAAAAGAATTAGAATGGCTTAGGCAAAAAGAGGCGAGTAGCACTCGCGGGCAATAAATAACAGAATTAATGGCAGACTTGTTACAATATACCTTGTCCTTACGCGATATGGTAAGCGACCGCTTGCAACGCATCAATATCACTACTGATGCGATGCTTGACCGCTTTGGCAGTTTGGAACGATTGCAAAGGCAGGTGTCGCAGGAGTTTAGCCAAATGGGCTCTTCGGTGAGTACCTTGCAAAGTCGTATCAATCTGTTGCGTGCTGAGCGTGATTTGTTGCCTGCTAATGGACTTACAACCATTCGCACCTATAATCGTGAAATCAATCGCTTAGAAAGACAGGTTACTCACTTGCAAAATAACACGGGTGGTCGCCTGCACTCGTGGTTCTCTGAGGCTATGGCAGGGCTCCCTGGTTTGGCTACTAACCCTCTTATATTGGCAGGAGCCGTGATAGGGGGAAGCATCCGCAAGGGTATGGAAGCCGACCTGCAACAAGCTAATATTACTACTTTGCTTCGAGGCGATGTAGAAAAAGCCAAAGCCTTATATGCTCAGCTCTCTGATTATGGGGTGAAAACACCCTACGATAAGGCAGGGCTTATTGAAGCGCAGAAGACAATGATGTCGTTTGGGCTTTCCTCTGAGTTTGCTTTTGGCAAGCTCAAGAACATCGGCGATATAGCTATGGGTGATGCCCAAAAGATGAAGAGTTTATCACTTGCCTTTGCGCAGGCTACTTCGGCTGGCAAGCTACAAGGGCAGGACTTAATGCAGATGATAAACGCGGGCTTCAACCCCTTGCAGGTGATTAGCGAACGTACGGGCGAGAGTATGGCACAACTCAAGGATAGAATGAGCAAAGGAGGTATTTCGGCGCAAGAGTTGGCACAAGCCTTTGAATGGGCAACCGATAAACAAGGGCTTTTCTACCAAGGTGCAGAAAAAGCAGGGCAAACCCTCAGCGGTAAGTTCAACAAGATGATGGACTCTATTACCGTGCTTGCTCTAAAAGTGTATGAAGCTATTAGCCCTATACTTGGTCCCTTGGTAGACCTTATGGCTGTTATTTTTTCAAGCATAGGCGGAGGTATAGGGTGGCTTATTCAGAAGTTTCAAGAGGGGAATCCCATTATATGGGGTATTGCGGGAGCTATAGGTGTATTCACCACTGCACTAATACTACACAACACCTATACGACTATCGCTACTGCTTGGCAAAATAGGCTCACCCGGGCAGTGATTAAGACAAACCTCGCCTTTTTGGCTAATCCTATTACATTAGTAATAGCAGGTGTGATTGCTCTGATTGCTCTGATTGCCTATTGCATTGTAGGGGTAAGCGGTTGGGGCAAAGCGTGGGAGCACACCATACAAGGTATGAAGTATATATGGGAAGCCTTTATACTCGTCTATAAAGCGCACTGGAACACGGCAGTCAATGCTTTTATGGCAGGGGTAGATGCTTGTAAGCTCGCTTGGTATAAATTCAAAGAAGCGGTTGGTTTAGGCGATAGTTCCGAGAACCAAGCAATGATTAGCAAGATACAAAATGACTTGCAGGAGCGTGCTAAATCGGTAACAGAGGGCTACAAAAAAGCGGGCGAGGCTGGGGCTAAAGCCAAAGAAGCCTTTGGCAAAGCGTGGGACTCTTTAGAGTTCAAGAGCTTTAAGGAGGTAAAAGACGGGCTAATGGGCAAGCTGGGTATGAAAACCGAAAGCAGTCCCGCACCTGGGATAAGTCCTATCACGGGAGACGCTACAGCTACCACGGGAGAAGGCGTTAAAACCAAAGACAACATCGTATCAGGAGGCACTAGACAAACGCATATTAACGTACAAATAGGCAATGTAGGCACCGATACTAAGGTATATGTTTCCTCCGTACGTGAAGGAGTAGAGAACTTTGGGGCAATGGTGAAAGAGGAACTCCTCAGAGCAATTAACAGTATAAACCAGTTGCAGACAAGCTAATGAAAGATATACTCATAGATGACAACAATGACCTACGCCTATTGGCGGGTGACTTTGAGGTGGGGTACTCCGATAATCAACAACAAAAGGCTATACTCACTACTGAAAAGGGAGAATGGAAAGAACACCCCGAAGTAGGGGTAGGCATCGCCCAAATGCTCGCAGATGACCTCTATACCGAAACCCTCATCGAAATAAAGAAACAATTGGAGTATGATGGTATGCAGATTAATGATGTAGCCCTAAAAGAGGGTGGCAAGTTACTAATTGATGGACAATATAATTAAACTATGGCACTAAACAAACAAGCCCTCAAACAAGGCATCATTGCCCTGCAACAATATATGCTCACCAAAACCGATGCAAGTATGGAAGAGTACGCTGAACGCTTAGCTTCTCTTATTGAAGACTTTGTTAAGAGTGGCGAGGTAACAGTGCAACCAGGAATCACCCTACAAGCAGGGGCTTATACGGGTGCAACAACAAGTGAAGGAAAAGGGGAAATAACATAAAAACTCATATCACAATGGAATGGATAACAGAAGTACTTAAAGAGCATTTAGGTTCGTTTATCGGTATGGTATTATCGGGATTAGCAGGTTGGTTCTTTGGTCGCCCCAAGCAACAAATGGAACTACAAACCTCCGAACTTGATAATGTAGACAAGGCTGTGAAGATATACCGAGAGATGATAGAAGACTTAGGCGCCAAGTACGCTAACGCTATCAAAGAGCTCAAGCGCGCGAACCAACGCATTAAGGACTTAGAAGGCTCAGTAGAGGAGCTTCTTACCGAACTTAAGAAGTATAAGCAACTCAACGGTAAAACAAAATGATAATCACCGCACTACATAATCAAAGCCTGCTCGACCTCGCCCTACAGCATACGGGTACTATTGAAAGCGTCTTTGAATTGGCAGAGGCTAACATCCTCAATATCACCGATGATGTACAGGCGGGCAAAACCTTAGTACTGTCCTCAGAAGCGTTCACTAATAAAGATATATTAGCCTATTACACGGCTAAAAACATACAACCCGCAACGGCTTTCACCAAAGAAGATGAACAAGTAGCTAAACGCCTTGAGGGTATTAGTATATGGGCTATTAACCTTGATTTTATAGTAACACAACAATAACTATGGCACGCACTATACAAGAGATACAGACCCTTATCCTACAGGCCAAGACACAAGAGCCTGCATTGGAAGATCTCAACAGCACCTCCAAAGTAGCTATATGGCGATTGTGGGTGTATATTATAGCAGTGGCTATATGGAGTTTGGAAAAGATTTTTGACCTACATAGAGCGGATATTGATAAACGCCTTGCCGAGCTCAAACCAGGTACGGCTAAGTGGTATCATAGCAAGGCTTTATCCTTTCAATATGGATTTGACTTATTGCCTGATAGCGACAAGTTCAACAATACTAATCGTACGGAAGAAGAGATTGAGGCAAGTAAAGTTATCAAGTATTGTGCTGTTACAGACTCCCCTACAGAGAGCCGTATTGTGATTAAGATAGCTACAGATAATGCAGGTACGCTCACCCCCGTAACATCTCACCAACAAGAGGCATTTAGTCGCTATATCAATGAAATCAAGTATGCAGGGGTCTATGTTACGATATTGAATAACCAACCCGATTGGCTCAAGCTCTCTATCCGCATTGTCCGTAATCCACTTATTCTGAACGAGAATGGAATGAATGTTAATTCGGGTAAGCAAACGGTAAAAGAAGCCATTAAGGATTACCTCAAGCGTTTGCCTTTCAATGGTGAGCTCTCCCTACAAGCCCTTACCGATGTTATTCAAGGGGTGGAAGGGGTCAAAGACGTGAGCATAGACAACGCGCAGACCAAATGGATAGAAGGGAGTATTTGGGGTAATTTCCAAGAGATAAATATAAATCGCATACCCGAAAGTGGTTATTTTGCAGTGAATTTTGATACAAATAATGACACCAAAAGCACCATTACCTACCTATGAGAATCTTTGAATTGAACTTACGGAGGCTCGTGATTTTGCTCCTGCCTACTTTTCTAAGAAAGTCCCGACTTGTCGCCTGGATGCAGATACTTATTGCTCCATTGGAACAGCTTCAATATGACTTCGGGCTGAAGAGAAATAGCGACCTGGTAACCCTCACGCATAACGGACAAAAGTGCTATCTAAGGAAGATACTCAATGATACTTTTGACCAGGCACTAAGGCGTATTCGTATAGAGGATATGACCCACTTTAACGCCTTATATATCTATACCGAGGCAGAAAATCAGCCTGTATATCTGGAGGAAAAGCACCTATATACTTCAGGGGAAATGCAAGTGAGCGGGGTGAATTTCTCCGTACATATACCGAATGAATTACGGGCAAGAAAAGTAGAAATTAAAGCCCTTATTGAAAAGTATAAAATAGCATCAAAGCGATATATAATCATTTATGAATAGAATCAATTTTGACAATACAGGAGGGTTTCCCTTAGGCACCTATACCCTCGACTTTATGCAGAAAAGCTACCAATTGCTCAATGCATTGGGTAATATAGCGGGGAATCTAAGTATCCTTTCGGGATGCGAAGAGGTAGGTCGTAGCATCACCGACGGAGTGGTGTATATTGATGGCGAGGTACTTCCTTTCAAAGGGGCTCCCATATCCGAAAAGGTCATCATTGTAGAGACCTCACAAAAGAGAATATTCAAAGACGGCGTAGAAAAAGCCGTAGAATATACCCGCTATGCTACTTTTGGCAATAGCATCAATGGTCACCTATGGGCTGACTTTAAGAGACCGCTGAATAATCAACAAATAGAAGCCCAATCCTTTACAGAGGAAAATTCTTTACTCAGGCGATTGGAAAAACTCGAAGAGCGGGTAAGAAAGACAGTACCTATAGGATTAGTAGCGATATGGGATAGGCCAGCCTCTGAAATCCCCGAAGGTTGGGAGGAACATACCGAAATGCAGGGAGTTGTACCTGTGGGGTATAAAAGTGATGATAGCGATTTCGGAGCGATAGGGACAAAAGTCGGCAGTAAAACGGTGAGCATAGAGAAGAACAACTTGCCTGATATAGAGATTGATTTGAAAAATAAAAATGGAAGTGGATTTGAAGTAATAGGTTTTAATCTAGAAAACTATAGTGGACAAAATGAAGGAGGATGGTCTAACAGTGGATCCTTACCCTATTGGGGGAAAGAATCAGGAAATAACATTAAAGCACACCTCAACGGGAAAGAACAGCCTATTAACAATATTCAGCCCTCCAGAATCGTAAAATTTATCCGATTTGTAGGATTTTAGATAAGTAATTATGACAGCAATACAAACATTAAAGCAATGGTTTTCCAACTTCAAGAAACCCACCCAAGAGCAGTTCTGGGCGTGGATAGACAGCTTTTGGCACAAAAGTGAGAAGATACCAATGGACTCTATAGAGGGGTTGGAGAATGCTATTCAGGGTACCGCTTCCGTGGAACAACTGCGCAACCATCTCACCGATAGTCAGGCACATAAGGAATTGCTTGACAACAAAGTAGACAAAGTACCAGGGAAGAAACTCACCACCGAGGATTTCACTACCGAGCTACGTAAGAAGCTGGAGGGGCTACAGCAGGTAGATGTCTCTGTATTGTTACCACGGGGGAACTTTTCTGGCACAGCTCAAGACTTGAAGGACTTGATAGACAACCTTACACGCATTCTACAAAGTCCTGATACAGAATTAGATGAGCTTCAAGAGATTGTGGCATATATCAAGCAGAATAAGCATATACTCAGTACATTAGGGATTAGTAATATAGCGGGTTTAGAAGATGCATTAGCAAACAAAGCTGATAAAGACCACAATCACGACGGGGTTTATGCTCCAGAAAAACATACACACCCAGAATGTGCAAACAGAGAACACCAACATAACTGGGATGATATTTTAAGAAAACCCAATAACCTTGCAACAACAAAACATATAGAAGATGCTATCAATAATATACAAATAGGGGGAAGAAATTTATTACGTAATAGTGGACAAAAAATCACTAATAACAACTATGATATTGCTGTATATGAATTAACAGAAAAAATAGAGGAAGGAGAAGAAGTAACTATAACTATTAAAGGGAAATTAGGAACAGGAAAAACGGCTTTTGCCGTATATAATAGCGGAGGACATTTAGAATTAGGCGTT